CACATCGTCCACAATCAAAATGGTGCTCAGCTCCCGCCAGGTGCTGTCCAGCGCCCCATCGGTTTTCGTCCTTGTAGTAATCCCTCTTACTGCGGACACCGCGCCGCCGCTGCTCTCCAGCGGCGTGACGCCGCCCCGCACCAACAAATCAATATCGTTGTCGCCGTACCGCTCCGCCGTACCGGCCAGCCCCCGGAGCACGGCCCCGTTAATGGGAGCCGCCGGGTCGGCGGAGGAGGCGATCACCCCGGCCAGCGCGGCGGCGGCGAACATCCCGGGGAGCCTGCCGCCGTCCGCGCCCAGCACGTCGCCGCCCGCCAGCACCATCCGCTCACAGTTCAGCGCCTCGGCCCGCTGGACCAGCTGGGCCGCCGACTCGCCGCTGCTGCCCGCCACGCCCAGACGCTCCCGCCGGGCGGCGGAGGCTTCCTGCACGCTGTTTCTCAGCAGCTGCTGCACCTCCAGCGCGCCGCTGTCGCAGACCACCACCTGCACGTCCTCCTCCATACTCAGCGCATCGAAGGCGTCTCCGTAGTGCTGGGCATCCGCTACCCGTACCGCCTTGACCACCGACGCCCCGTTGAGGAACAGCAGCCGCAGCATGGTTTCCATCCCCCGATTCTCCCCGTCGGAGCCGAAGGCTGCCAGCCCGGCCTCCAGACCGGTCACCGTCACCACCTTGCCGCTCTCCCCCTTAGCGCTGACCGCCGCCAGCCCCACGACCTTACCGCCCCCGCCCTGCCGGGTTACCGAGGAGGCGTCATAGGAGGAATACACCCCCGGCCGCTCATGTACCGTCATGCTCAATCCAAGGCACTCCTTTCAATTTGAACCGCAGCAGCAGTCCGGTTTCTGCCTCCGTCTCCGCCAGAAAATAGGCGCCGCACGTCAAGGACCCCCGCTGCAAAAACATCTCCGTATCCCGATCGAACCCCACCGCGTCCCACTGCACGGTTCCCGGCCGAAGCCCCGCCGGCATCTCCCGTGTCAGGACATCCTGAGCTCTCTCCAGCGCGGCGAGGCAGGCAGCGGCCCCGGCGCTCCGGGGGGCGTAGGCGTCCAGCGACAGCACCAGCTCCGCCCGGCGTCCATAGATCTCCCGAACCGTCCCGGACTCCTCATCCCACCGTTCGCCCAGATAGCCGCCCAGCCCCGCCTCGTCACCGGCACAGCTGCGCACGCCCACAACCACCACCGCGCCCGTATATTTTCCGGCCCAGTTCCGGCTGTAGGCGGCCTCCGCCTGCACGCCCTGTTCCCGCAGCCGCTCCACCACCGTCTGACGCACCAGCTCCAGGCCGCCCATCATACCGCACTCTCCTTCTCGATCTCCAGCACCGCCCTGCAATAGAGGGGCTCATCCCCCAAAAACTCGGTGACGCACTCTCTGACCCAATACCGCGTCCCCTGACAGAGCAGCACCTGCTCCCGCTCCAGCCGCCGGCCCGCCGGCCCGATATAGAGCCACTGTCTCTGATCCACATCCCCCAAGGGCGTAGCCAGCCTGCTCTCCCGGGACCGTCCCGTGATAGGCTGCACGAAGGCCCGCCAGCTCTCGCCGTCCTCCCCGGCCCGCACCGTCTGTCCGTAGGTCAGCAGGATCTGCTCCAGCGCCGCTCTCATCCCCGCACCCCCCGAAAGACGAAACCGTTCTGGGCACAGTAGGGGGCGATCATTCGTTCCGCCTGCTGCCGGAGGCGGAGGCCCCCGCCTCCCCCTCCTCCGGCTGTGACGGACACCTCGCCCACGGTAAACCGTTCCGTATCGCCTCCGGCCCGGCTGTCCAGCAGACCGGCGGCGGCTAGCAAGGCGGCGGCGCAGAGGAACGCCTCCGGGCACTCCTCCCGCTTCCCGCCCAACCGCCGGTCTAGGGACTGCTCCGCGCTCCGGCACAGCAGGCGCAGCAGCTCCTCCTCCCCCTCAAGGGGTCTTCCGAGCCCCATAGCCAGCTGATAAATTTCCTCCGTCATACCGTCTCCATTTCCCGCGCTTAAACGGTCAGCACCTTAGACGCGCCCTGATAGAGCTTAGCGAACCCGGAGATACTGGTAATCGCGGCCCGCTCCAGCTGCCGGTCGATGAGCTTGTCATACTCCACGGTAACCTTCCCGCCGGTGACCATCTCCAGCGCATACCGCCGGTCCAGACCGATGAGCTTTCCCGCCGGCATAGCGGAGGTGCGCAGCAGCTTGGCGCCCAGAGGCGTAGTGAGGGTACCGGTGCCCTGGAAGTTCAGTCCGGTAAGGGGATTCTGGAGCTCCGGCAGCTTGAGCAGCTGGAGCATCACATCGCCGGGCACCAGCATGGTATTCATGCAGTAGGGGTCGAACTGGGCCCAGAACTCCAGCAGCGCCTCATAGCTCAGCTTCCCCGCCTGCCCGGAGATAGGGCCGGACCCCACCTGATAGCTGTCGGCGGCATTGCCGTTCCCGTCCCCCTCAGTGACCACACGAATAGCGTCCTCCACGTGCATCCGGGCGATATGCGCGCCGATCTGCCGCAGGGTCACCGCGAACAAATCCAGTCTCTGGAAGCGGATTGCCTCATAGGAGGCCACCAGCATCCGGCCTCTCTTATGGAGCCGCACCAGATTTTCCTGGGTTTTCACCCGGGTCTCCGGCAGCTTCGCCCCCTCCTCCACACGCCGCAGGGCCTTATCCTCCTCCGAGGGCACCGAGGCGATGGAGCGGTAATCCATCCCCTCAAACACGGTCTCCGCCGCGGCGATCTCGCCGAGGATACTGCTCTCCTCCATCCCCTGGCGCACCACGCGGGAGACGAACTCAGGAAACAGCACCGCAGACTGGGTGGTATGGAAGAACTTCTCCACCGGGTCGCTGTCCGGCCCCTTCACACGGATATCGAAGCGTTTGAGCTGCCGCTGAAAGGCGTCCAGCCCCTCCAGCGCGGTCCCCCGATAGTTCTCGCTGGGGTCCTGACTCTCCAGCACCTGGGTAAAGGACTTCCCACTCTCGCCGTACATCCCCTTCTCCAGACTTACGCGGTCAAAAGGATACTCCATATTTTTCCTCCCTTTCCTCACAGCAAGACCGTAACGGTCTTACCGGCCTCATCCCGGTCCACCACCCAGTAGCACTTATCGCCGCCGCTCTGGACGCCGCCATTGCCGTCGGCGCTGAGGGCGGTATAGCCCATGGCCGGGGCCTCGCCGCTGTAGGACAGCACAGCGAAGCCGCCCATCTGCACCGAGCAGGCGTCCTCTCCGGCGCAGACCGCCGCGCCGCAGAAGGCGTCGCCGGCCTGACAGGGCGCCGCGTGACCGGCGCCGTCCACCTTCACCACACCGCCCTCCTGGACCGCCCCCAAAAAGGTAGCGCACCACTGACCGATTCCCTCAAAAGAAACCTTCATTGTCAAGCCTCCCTCTCAAAAATTGCCATCCCGCATAGTGCAGGAAACAGCCTAAACCATAAACGCGGCACTGAGCTCCTCCCGGCGGCCCTGCCCCAGCTGGACGCCGTTAAAGCTCCCGTCCAGCCTCTTTCGATAGACCCGCCGCAACTCCAGCAGCTCCGTCTCATCCAGCCGCTCCGCGATTCCGGCGAACACCGCGCCGTCCAGCTCCTCGTCGGCCAGCGCCGCCAGCCGCACCACCTCCCGCCGGAGCTCCCGGAGATAATTTCGCCCCATCTGGGCCTCCTTCTCCAGCCGCCCCAGCTCCTCCTGGAGCTCCGTCTGTCCGGCCTGCTCCAAGAACGCCTTCAACGGGGTTCTCTGTCCCTTCCGAACCACGCCCGCCTCCTTCTGAGCGGGCACCGCCACGAAGGACCACTCATAGGCATCCTTAGCCTCGCTCAGCGTCACATAGCACAGCCGTCCGCCGTAGCGCTGTCCGGGCACATGGTCACACTCCGCCTTTCCGCAGAGGGAGCAGGTCCGTTTCCCCACGCTGCACCCCACACTGACCTCCCGCTTGATGCCTCCCTCGATCTCGGCAATCAGCTCCGCGTTTTTCTCCGTGCGCAGCATATAGGCCCACCCCTTCAGCCAGCAGTACGGCGACCCGTCCTCATTACACCGCTCCGTCTCCCGCACGACCTCCGTGCGGTAAAGTCTGGCACTCTGTCCCTGCGCGGACCACCTATGGTCAAAGAGCCCGCTCTTTCCCACGAACAGCCCGCCCAGCTCCTCCAGACACTTCTCATCGAACCGTTCAAAGTCCCGGTCCACCTGGTTGTCGCACAGCCGCAGCGTAAAGGTATAGACCTCCTCCGCTCTCAGCGGCCGTCTTGCGAATCGGTTAATCTCCTCCAGTTCCTCCTCGCTGACCGGCCCGGCGGCCGCCGTCTCCGCCCGTTTTTTAATGTCCATGCTCAGCCTTCCCCTTTCTCCATCTTGTCACACTGCAACGCCAGCTGTCTGGCCTGCTGATGGTACCACTCCGCCTTAGCCTCCTCCAGCTGATCCTGCAAATTGATGTCATCCCACACCACGTCCACGTCGCCGTACCACCCATGGAGTCTCAGCCAAAGCCTGCAAATCCGCTCCACCACCGGCGTCAATCCTCTGCGGATAGCAGTAAGCTCCGAGGTAAGGATATCCGCCTGCTGGGTACTCATCCTCTCGGTAGAGGACCAGCTAAACCCCAGCATAAAGGGCGGAATCCCGGTTTTCGCCACCAGCTGCTCCAGAATCTGCCGTACCGGCACCTCAC